GTTGATTCATGTCGACCTTGTCAACAAGTCTTTCATCAAGTGTGAATCTTATAATACTTATAAGTTCCCGAGAGCCATTAATTCATATACGGACACGGCCAAGGCATATTGTGCGCCTATTCAGGCCCAGTTGGACCATGCCATTTACTCGCTCCCCTGGTGTGTTAAGGGGCGGGACTGTTCGGAGCGCCCGGCGCGCATGTCTGAGCTGTTTGGTGATGGCCCGGTTAATGGGACTGATTTTTCGTCCATGGAGGCTCATTTTGAGGCACATTTTGCTCAAATACGAGTGTTCTGGAAGGAGTGGGTTGGCCAGAAATTGCCTTGTATACGTGATTATATGAAGGTGGTCCGTGCAAAGAGCTTCGGTGTGAATCTGAGTAAATTCAAGGATGTTGATGTTGAGGTTGTTGGCAAATTGATGTCTGGCGATTGTTCTACGTCTTCAGATAACTTTGTTCTTGATCTTTGCATCATTTTCTTTCTATGTTCCGAAACGAAGTATCCCCATCTTACGGCTTTGCAGCGCGTTAAACGCGTTGTTGAGGATGTTAAGGCATTGTTTGAGGGGGATGACGGGATTTTTACTCAGGTTCCGATTGATGAAGGGCTCATTCAGAGACTCGGCATTAATCTGAAGCTAGACAGGTACGATCATTTTAGCGAAGCTTCATTTTGTGGGCTGGTTGCTGACCGGATAGCTCTGGTCAACACGACAGACCCTTTTAAGATTTTGGCGGATTTTGGCGTGTTGGATCCAAAGTACGGCTGTTATAGTGACGGCCGGAAACGTGATCTGATGCGCTGTAAAGCCATGAGCTACGCTTATCAATTTCGTGCTTGTCCTGTTGTTTCTTCCTTTGCTAGGTATGTGTTACGCGCGACTAAGGGGCGGGATGTCGGATGGACTCTGCGTGAAGCGGATGGGTACCATCGACAGAACCTGATGTCTGCGGTAGCTTGGTGTGTTGCCAACAAGGGAGAGATACAACCCATTTCCGTCGAGAGTCGGCAGGTCGTTGAACGGCATTTTGGGTTTTCTGTGGAAGACCAACTTGCTTGTGAGGCCTACTTTGATTCTCTCGATGATTTACAGCCTATCCGGCCGCCGTGCAGCTTCCCGCAGCTGTGGCGTGACCATGCAGAAATGTTTGTGTCGCGCCCCGGACTGGCAGTAGATTTCCCCAAAGATCACGACGTGCCTGAGGTTCGTAAGGCGCGTAAAGGTGCTCTGTGGGGGACACTCAGGAAGCCACGGTGGTGTGTGGTTCTTACGAGTGAAGCCCCATGCCCTGACAGAGGCTGAATCTGTT